GGGAAAGAATCCCTGTTAGCATTTACCCCACCCGACCACGGCAAAAAAAGATATTCACACCAACCCCCCCCTCATTATTCCCAAAAAAAAATTCAAACTGACTCACCAATTCCCCAACTTGTCATAACACAACAACCCACCTAGTCTATACGCATAAAATTTTAATAAGGTTTAGTGCATGAAATTAGAGTTTAAGAAGACACACGTCCCGATGGACATCGAAGCTCTCATTAAAGCGATTGCAGCGAGGTTTACACAAGAGAATGAACTATCTTGCCCGTATATATGTCATCTACTAAGGAAAGAGATTTATCGAAATGCCTATAGAGTGACTGGAGGTAACGTTGCAAAATGTTCTAGAGTACTCGGTGTATGTATAACAACGGCATCAAGATACTATAAGAAGGGAGGGGATGCGTGAGTGGTAAGAAGAATAAGATGATATTGGTTGATGAGCTTATAAAAGTCCTTAATCTAGTCCCATTAGAATATACATACGATGATCCCGAAGATGTTAGGTATGGATTTGATGTAAAGGACTTCAAGCAAGTATTTCCTTCTTTAATCTATGAAGATCCCGATCTAGGGGAAACTATAAAGTCAGATGGGTTACTACCCATATTGATTCGTTGTATACAAGAGTTGAATGATGATATCGAATTTCTTGAATCTAGACTTAAAGTATTAGAAGGTGAAAGACCAATTTTACAGTAAGGGGAAATTATGAAGATCGGAGTAATTGGAATAGGTACGGTCGGGAATGCCGTACTACAGGGGCTTAGTGCCCACCATAGTGTTATAGGTTACGATACAAAGAAACCTGAGTATTGTAAGAATGTGGATAAGCTTAGGGCCATGGACATGGTTTTTCTATGCCTACCGACACCCACAAATGCAGGGTTACAAGATAGATCGGCCGTTCAGAGGACGCTTATACTATTACAGAATATGAAGTTCGAAGGAATCGTTGTTATTAAGTCGACAGTCATTCCTGGTATATGTGAAAAGTTTAATAAGAATATGAAACTTAATATTGTTCACTGTCCAGAATTCCTAAGTGCTAAAACAGCGGTACAGGACTTTAAGGATCAAAAGGAAATTATTATAGGTGGTGATAAGAATCGAGATGATTTTAGGGCCACCATGGAAAAGGTTCTTAAGGTCCATCAACCACTAGGAGTTCGAAGGGCCTATGTTGGTTTAAGTACCCAGACCGAGATGATCAAGTACATGCACAATATATTCCTTGCTTGTAAGGTGGGGATTTGTAATGAGTTGTTCAGTGTCTGCGAGGATCTTAAGTTAGAGTACCAACCTTTAATGAACATAGCGGCCAGTATCACCGGGTGGATTAATCCGAGACATATAAGTGTCCCTCATAGGGGTAAATTAGGTTTTGGTGGGGAATGTTTCCCTAAAGACCTTGCTGCATTCAATACTCATTTCAGACACGTTAATCTAGATATTATTCAAGCAACGATTGATTCAAATAAATCAAGGGCTAAAAGGTTTAATCCCAGGCGATTGATCGATTTACCTATGCAAAATATTACGGTGAGAGGTGAAAGTGATAAGCGAAGAACAAGACGACCAAGATCACAAGGGCAAGCACAAAATAGTTTACAAACAGGCACCAACGGATAGCGGAGTTTTCACCCAAAATTCTAAAAAAAAATTTAATGAGTTGCCAGGGTACATAAGGCATCTTATAAACAGACTCATAGAACACGGCAGCTTAGAACTAGCATGTGAGGAAGCCGGGGTTGATAGTAAGGGTGCTGAGTTAAAGAGTCGTCAACTTAGCACATCCGAAGTTATTACCTCTAGCGGCCTCGATGCTAGTTTTATCTCGGATCAATTAAAGCTTTGTCTCAAAGCAACTCAAATGAAACAAGACACAAATGGAAACTGGATACCTGACTATAAGACACGTCTTAAATCGATCGAGCTTATTTGTAAGTTAAGGGGAGATTTTAATGTTGAAAAAGAGACAGTTAAAGAGAATGTTCTCGAAATGTTTGAATCACGAGATGTTGAGTAATTTCGGCATAATTCTATTGGCCGCCATTATGGTGTGGTTGACATGGGGAGCGTTTGCCGATGGATGAAAAAGTATTAAAGCTTGCCAAGAAAGGTCGTGATGATCTTTTTTGGTTATGTAAGAACGTGCTTGGTTACGATCGAGTAAGACAAAAGCCACATCAAGAGTTAATCAATTGGATTGGTCGGAGTAAGAAGAGGACTAAGTTAATCCTTATGCCTAGGGGTTCATTTAAGAGTTCAGTTATTACCATCGGGCATACCATTCAAAAGATCATTCAGAATCCAAACATTAGAATCTTGGTAGCGAGTGAGACACAGAATAAGAGTATTAAGTTTGTTGGTGAGATAAGGCAGCACATAGAGGGCAACGCCAAGTTTAGGGCCTTATATGGTGATTGGTCCAATAGAGGCCTATGCTGGAAAATGAATGAGTTTATCGTTAAGCCGAGAAAGATTGTAAAGAAAGAGCCTACCGTTATGGCCGGTTCTTTAGAGAAGTCTTCATTGGTTGGACTACACTTCGACTATATCGTTATCGATGACGCTGTCAGCCAGAGTACAACAAACTCTGAGGATGCTATTCAAAAGACGATTGATTATTATAAGTTACTTTTATCAGTACTTGATCCTGGTGGTGAGGTTGTCACGATTGGTACTATATGGGGCGCTTATAGCTTATATGACTGGTTAAGAGATCCAGAGGGTCCAGAGTATAAGATGGTTGATTACTTTCATCGGGCCGCTGAAGATTCTCAGGGTCGATTGACCATGCCAGAGATTCTATCAAGAGACTTCTTAGATCAACAAAAGTTGACCCAAGGGAGTTACATCTATAGTTGTCAGTATCTAAACAAGGCAGACTACACACAGTTTTCTTTTTTTAAGGATGAAGATTTACGTTATTATGTTGATGCCCCCGACGGTTTAATCTACTTTCTATCGGTTGATCCAGCAATTAGTTTAAAGGCCAGATCAGACTACAGCGCCCTTGTAGTTGTAGGTGTGGACTATGATAGCAATTGGTATGTGCTTGAGGCCCTAGAAGAAAAGGTAGAACCAAGTGATCTTATCAGATTGATCTTTGAGCTTAATAAGAAGTATCCACTACAGTGTTTGGCCATGGAAAATTTCGCTCTTGAAAAGGTTTTAAGGATTAACCTCTTCGCTGAGATGGAAAAAAGGAATGAGTATATCGCTGTTAAAACCTTGGCGACCAATACACGAGTAAGTAAAGAGGCAAGGATTCGGGCACTACAACCAATCTTTGAGCAAAAGAAGGTTCATATAAAAAAAGATATGCGTTCTCTTTATAGGCAGATAATTACCTTTCCACACGTTAAGAATGATGACCTAATTGATGCTCTTAAAAGTATGTTACAAGTTGTATACCCAAGCGATATGAAACCTATCTTTAAAGAAGAGAAGAGATTAGATAAGTTATCTCAAATGGCCTACGATGAAATTCAATCTTTTAGTAGACGGACAGTTAAACAATTGGAGTATGAGGACTTATGAGAATGGAAATTTTGATGATTAGTTTTTTAATGATATACATTATATTTAGCGAAATAAGGAATTATCTTGAAAGAAAAACATTATTAGATAGAATAATGAGTAAAGATTATGCAGAATATGCAACCAACGAAATTAGTAAGAAAAGTTTGGGGCAAAAAGTTGAAAGACAAATAGATGATAGGCCCTCCTACGCTTTGTGAGCTAAGTTATGTTAAGTACCGAAAAAAAAATTCGACCTCCGAAGAAGACATCGAAGGGTGATTTACCTAAAGATGCCGAATCATGGGTTCAATATGTAAATGAATTGCATGGGATTGGTTTAAGTATTCGGACTAAACATGAGTTATCATGGGCGCTCAATCACGCCTATGTGAAGGGCTATCAAGACATTATTTTTAATTATAAAAGCGGTAGAATAGAAATACCCAAGACAATGTCGAGGCCTTTAACGGTTAATAGAATCGGTGCTTTTGTAGATGCTAGGGTTGCAAAACTTACTAAGAATCGACCACATCCTAGAACTATTCCCAACTCCAATGATAACGAGGATGCCAATGCCGCTAAGTATAGCGATAGTGTTCTTATGCATCTTTGGAGAAAGACCGACCTAGAGGGTGAGTACACCGACCTTATTACTAAAGGTCTTATCTATGGTACATCTTTTTTAAAGTGTATATGGAATCCCCATGCCGGTGACTACATTCGAAAGACAGTAGGTGATGAGGACGAAGGTGTGTTACATATCGCTGAAGAGGGCGAGATTAAAACAGAAAAGATATTCATGGGGGAGGTGGACTCAGAAAGTCTTAGCCCGTTTGCAATAATCCCTGGTAATGAGAACATCAAAAACGTTAAAGACCAGCCTTGGTTAATCGAACGGGCCTTCCACCATGTTCACGATCTAGAAAAGTTTTATCCTCACCTAAAGGGGAAACTAGTAGGAAAGAGTACTAATGAAGAACAACGCACAGACTATGAAGCGATTACTCAACGATTGGCTAGCCCGATTAGTTCAGCGGTGGGTTCGGGACTTACTAATATTCATGATTCACTTAATGATCAGGTTCTCTGCAAAAAGTTATGGATAAGACCATGTCCTGAATACGAAAACGGTTTAGTGGTAATTGTTATTGGTGATCTACTTGCTCATATATCAGAGTTTCCACACGATTATGGTGAGAACGTCTACCCTTATTTTAAGTTCGTTGAACGTGATGATGGTCTCTCCTTTTTCCAACAAGCAACGGTTGAGAGACTTCTCTCTATTCAGAAGAACTACAATAGGCTTAAACAAAAGAAACTAAAGAATGCAATGTTGTGTGCAAATGTGAAATGGCTTGTCCCAAAAGGCAGTCAAATACACGAGGACGCATTGAATGACGCAGAGGGTGAGATTATCTCTTATAACCCTGCTGTCCCGGCCCCGCAACAAGCGATCATCGCTCCTATGCCCAACTATGTAACTCAGCTAGAGCAATCGTTAATAGATGACTTTAGAGATGTTAGTGGGCAGCGTGAGGCGAGCATGACTCCATCACCTAACGTTACTGCAGGCATAGCCTTATCAGTGCAGGCAGAATTGAGTGATGAGATCCTAGGCCCAATTATTAAACGATTAGGTCGTATTATGGGGTCGGTGGCCCATTGTCAGTTATTACTTATCAATGAGGAATATATTGAACCAAGAAAGATCGCTATACTAGGCGAGAATAACTCGTTCGGTGTACAATATATAAGTGCTGCAGATTTAAAACATCATGTAGACATTCATGTAGAAATAGAGTCGCTCTTTCCTGAGTTTCGTGGTGCGAAACAACAACGGTTGATCGACTTATGGGATAGAAAAATTATAAGTGACCCAGAGACATTTCTCAAAGCTTATCGGTTTGGTAACCTTGATGAAATACTTGAAGGTCTAGAGCGTGACGATGATCCTGTTCACCTTGATATTGCACAAATTAAAAAAGGTAGAGAACCAGAGATCCAACCTTATCAAAATCACGCAGCTTATTTTAAGGTTCTTTCGAAGTGGATACAGACACCAGAATTTATGCGTCTTATTCCAGAAAGAAAACAGTTAGCGATTAATGTGTTACAAGCGCATATGAAATATTTATTACAAAGCATGCCTAACCAAGGGCAACCAGCGCCCAACCAAAATCAGGCTGCAGTAGGAACGCCATTTGGTGCCGCTGTCCCTGAAGGTGGAAAGACAGGCATGTAACATAAATCTAGTAACCAGTTTGCTAGTGGCCACACCCTAATCATACCTTTAAGATTCTTTATCGTCCCCGTGACGAGGACGTTAAACATACACGTTAAAACAACATGGAGAATTTTATGCCAGCAGGATCAGCCCCGAAGGGCGATGTAGTAAAACAAGACGTTAAACAAACTGAAGAGGCTTCGTCTTACCCCGATTACGATGAGGTTGAATTGCCAGATGATTACAACGATGTCGAACCACAAGGGGACAATGTTGAATTAGAGATGGCAGATGTTCAAGAACTTGAACAAAAACCGATTCCTTACAATCGCTTTAGAGAGGTTAATAGTAAGGCCAAAGAACTGGAACGTGAGCGAGACTATCTTAAGTCTCAACACGATACGGAGTTACAACAGCTAACACGACAGTATGAGGCCAAGCTTGCTGCGAAGGAAAAGCCCGAAGGACAAGCGTATGAATATGAGACAGAAGAGACAAAACAAATTAAAGATTTGTCTCATACGATTCAATCTCTTTCACACGAGTTGAGTTCTTTAAAGACGTCTCAATTAAAGGCCACTCGTACAGCGGAGATCGATAAACTATCATCCAAGTATGAAAAAGCCGATCCGCTTGCTGTTCAGGGATGGGCAACCGTAATGGGAAAAGATGTCAGCTTAGAAGACCTTATGGCCAAAAGTCATGAGCAAAACACTAAGATGATTCAAAAATCTATTACGGATCTTATAAATCAAAAGAAAGCAAAATCGAAAAGGACTGTACCGTCCGGCCGAGTAATGCCTAAGTTGAGTGAAGAAGAACGTCCAAAGTCGTTTAGGGAGGCCACACGAATGGCAAAGCAATATTTAAAAAACTACTAACGTAAGGACAACATAATGGCACAATCACTAACTAACTACGATTCGGTCCTCAAGGACTTTTATGAGGGAGTCGTAAGGGAAACACTAAACCAAAACGTCACAGCGTTTAGGGTACTAGACGAGAGTGATAAATCTTGGTCAGGTAGACGAGTAAACTTTCCGTTTAGAACGGCCCGTAATTCGGGTGTAGGCGCTCGTGCAGAGGGCGGAACGCTTCCATCAGCAGGGCAGCAAGGGTATCAACTCTGCCAGATCACGGCCTCTTATCAGTATTGTACGATGAAAATTTCTGGGCCTGTACTTCAAGCAGGGAAACATGCCTTCGCAGATGCCATGCAATCTGAGATGGAAGGGTGTACTAACGATCTAATTAACGATTTGGGTAGACAGGCCTGGGGTGATTCTACGGGTCGAATCGCAATGGTTTCTCACTCGGCTACAGCGGCAGGGTGTACCGCAATCGGTGTTAAAAACAGGTTCGACACACCTGGATTTCATGGTGCCCGGTATATTTCTACAAGCCAGCTAATAGACGGTGGAACCACAGCTAGTCCAACGGCCGATTTCTCTAGTGCAACCGTTTCAAAGGTTGTTATTAGCGAGAACGCTAGCACAACATTCGATGAGATCCAGGCAAGTGCAGGGGGATTATCTGGTGTTTCTGCAGGTAACTTTATCTTTAATAGAGGTGCCGGTGGGATTGAGATGATGGGATTACGAGGCCTCATCGATAACTTTTCTGCAACAAATGTGTACTCATCCACTGGTTACGCAGGTAGCTCAGTACAGGGTATCAATCGGGGTTCTGTAAGTGAATTCAACTCTATCGTGCTAGGTAACTCTAGTGTTGAAAGAGTAGTGACTCCACAACTATTACAAAAGGCCTTCGATCGAATCGCTACGAATAGCGGTCTTGAACCCAACTTGATATGGGGACACCACGACACGATTCGAGCAGTACTGGAGGGGGTAACACACGATAGGCGTTACAACTCACCGGATTTTGCAGTAGGTCATACGGCACTGAGTTTTAACGGGATTCCAATAGAGAGGGATCGTCATGCACCGCATAATGAGTTGTATATCTTGGATAGGAGTGTAATCAAGCTATACACCTTAAGTGACTTTGCTTTTGCATCGCGTGATGGTTCTATTTTGAGTAGATCGTCGAATGAAGATGCTTACGAGGCTTATCTTAGGGCTTACAAGCAAATTGCGTTCGATGGTTCGCCAAAAGGCGCATGTGTTATTCGAGACATTAAAGTAGATTTCTAGATTATCTCTAGGATATCGGGAGGGGCGAATGCCCCTTCCTTATAACAAAGTGAAACGGAGATCATTATGATCAGAATAAATAATATAGATTTTGAAACAAAGGGCATGAAAAGGTCTGCTCAAATTCCTCTAGGTGATTTAACAGCAACACACACTTTTACAATCTTCTCGGCACCGGTAGACTGTATTGTAGAAGAAGTTATCGTTACTCAGAAGAGGCAGACGAGTGATTCGCAAACGTGTCGGCTTTATCTAGCAGAGGCAACAGCTTCAACGTTGGCAGCGGCCACCGCAGTTAGCGCCACCGCTTTTGCACAGATTAAGTTTACAATCTCAGCAAACAACTCGATGACTGCCGGTCAACTATTAGGACTTACACTACATTGTAGTGGTACAGACACGTTTTCTCAGGCACAAGTTGCCTTGAAATGGATTCCAAATAAGCACAGAGGTAATTAAATATGATGTCGCCTGACCGTCGGATCGTTGAACGAATTAAAGCGTACGACAAAGAACTTTACGTTAAGTGGAATAATCGGGACAGCTTCTTTGAAGTGTGGCGATCATATCCAGGGACGGATAAGTTAATCACACCTGTAACAAGATCCATATACTATCCAAGTTCCGCAAGAATATTCACTCCACTTGACGAAAGAATTCTATGGTGGTTGTACGAGGCCGACGGTTGGCGGCATCCTAGCATTCGAAGACATGTGCTTGAAAGAGATAATAGATGGAAAAAGTGGATGGCATTGAGACGTAAAAAACAAGTTGGTGATTATCGTGATCGTGCTAAAGACATGTGGACACATCTTAATTCTCGCTATGTAACTAAACATTCAAGCGGAAATAAAAGTGCTAAAAATCGTTATCCAACCATTAAAGCCAAGGTTAATGATAAACGCTGGATTGCACCCGATATGAAGGCAAGAACGTCGGGTAGACTTTGGTCCAGGTCTGGTGCGAATGCTAGGAGTTTCTTCTCATGAGTACCGTTATTAAAATTATAGATACTGCACGAGCATTGATTAATGAACCGTTAGAAGCCGGTCGAACATTTCCAGACGATACCTCATCGTTTTTTGCAGACTCTACTCTATTAAAGTTTTTTAATTCTACTCAATTGGAGATGGCAAATAATATTATAGATGCCGATGAGAACTATTTTCTAACGAGTACTTTTCTAAATATAACAGATGGCTGTGCAACCTATAATCTACCAAGCGGCACGATTAAAATTAAACGTGTCGAGGATGTAAGAGCAGGCTCAACTAGTTTACCAACAGAGATTAGGCCCGTTACAATTAACAATAAGGGTGAATTCAGTTATGAGTTTGCAACGGCAGCAATAGGTGGCGGTGGTTACTACATAGCAGGTAATCAGATTATTTTAACAAACACGCCGGCCTATACGAACGCCTCAGCGGTAAAGATGTATTACATCCAAAAGCCATTAGATGTTACGGCAGGTTCAACTATTAGTGCTATCCCAGAGCAATGGCACCATGTGATTAGTTATGGTGTTGTTAAGCAGGCACTTTTCTCTCAACAATCTGAGAATAGGGATGCTGTCTTAGAGTATGAAAAGCTAATGAATGCTTTAAGAAAGAGTATTGAAGATAGACAAATACAAAGATCCCGTAGAGTAAAAAGCGTCTACGGTGATGTTGATTAATAGGAGTTAGTAATGGCAATGATTTCAGCTTTAGCCGACGGGACGGTCACAACAGCATCCAATAATGTTGTTATTAACCCAATAAATATTCAACATTTCGAAAGGTTTTCTGTCACCTATCGAAGTGAATTAAGTGCAGCGATGAAAAGCATACAGGTCCAGGTTGCAACACAACCTATGGGTACTGCGAGTGCTTTATCATGGTATGAAATGAGTACAGCAACAATTCCGGCACCGGACACCTTGGGGCAAACAGCAACAGTCATCACGAGTGCAATTACGAATGCATGGAATTGGATGAGAATCGTTGCACATAGTTCTCAAACAGCGGCAGCGGTGCCTAAACTTTCCATTGCACTCAATGGGCCGAGGTTAAGGTAAGGCGGATATATGGCGGTTATAATAAGAGCATATAGTGAAACGGATGGTAATATTGCTTATGCATCGTCTATTAATAAAGTGATCGACGATCTTTATACATTACAAAATGGTAACATCAATTCGGCAAACGTGGGTGCGAGTGTAATCGGTACAGGAAACATTAAAGATTTTTCCATCACGACGGCTAAAATTCTCGATGGGGCCGTAACGAGCGATAAGGTCGGGACAATATCATTTGGTAAGTTGCTAGGTTCGTCCGTGTGGGAAACGCAACAATTAATTCTCGGAGGATTTTGAAATGGCCGTAACAGTAGTTAAAAGACGTCTATCAAGCATGGGGGCTAATGGGCTACCTATAGATATTAGTTCTAGCTTGAAGTCTGGAATAGACTTACATGCAGGACCGACCGTTACGGCCGCCCATGATTCTGTTTATATCTATGCAAATAATTTAACCACGAATGCAGTAGACTTTTATCTGCATATTGGTGGGGCAAATGGAACGCCAGTTCAGTCAATTTTTAATGTACCTGCATCAACGTATAATTATCCTATAGTAGAGGACTATGACATATGGGGTGTAGGTTCTGGCGTTAGGGTTCTGGCAGGAGGAGCGTCTATGACAGGACAACAAATGTATGCCTTTGGTCACTATGTAAGATATACGGAGTCATAATATGAGTTTCCTAAGAAAGCTTAACAGGTTGTACTCCTTATTTAGTTCGAGGCAGTTTATACCAGGCCAGGTGGTCCAGACATTACAATCGAGTCTTTATACAACCGTGAGTAGTAATTCAAATAATATTCCAGGCGATGGGTCTTTGCCACAAATTACGGAGGGTGGTCAATTTTGCTCTTTAAATTTTACACCGAAAGTATCGGGATCTAGTGTTTTAATTATTTTTCAGGCAAACGGGGATGAGTATTTGAACCCTACGAATACTATTTATGCCGGGATTTTTAAATCGACCCAAAATGATGTTATTTTTGGGAGAAGTCACGAAATGACTAATAATTTAGGAACTCTGGCCGTTTGGTCGGGCGTTTTTTTGTATGAACATAATGAACCTGTAGGCGTTCCTTTTACATTTTCCATGAGGGTCGGAATTACCGCTGGAACTGCGTATCAAAATAGAGGCACTGGCTATCATACCTCCGCAATTTATGGAGCATCCGAGGGGATGTGGTTTACGGTTCAGGAGATAGCACCATGAATGTAATGAGATTTGAGGCATTAACAAGTGCCCTTTCTAAACTTAGGCCTGAGAAATTACACTTTCATTGCACTGGAGACACTTATCCAAAAGATGTTAAGTGGGCAGGTGAAGGGGAACCTCCGAGTGCTGATATTATAAATAAAGAGATTGAGGTCCAATTAAAAATATTAGAGGCCAATAAACATCAAAGGCCAAGGATGATTCAGTATAACAGAACGGTCCCTACTCAAGATTTAATAGTCGCCTTGTGGGAAAAGGTGGTTGAAGGTCGGGATGAATCGGTTAATGAGCTACAGAAAAAAAGATTGAAAATTAAAAAAGATATCCCAAAAGCCAAGGAATGACATATGGGCCTCTTCTTTCCAAAAGCATTATCAGTTAGAAAGTTTGAGGGTGGTCTTAAGTTAGATTCCGATTATACAGATTTGGCCTTAACAGAAACCAACGACGCAAAAAATTGTTTATATGGTCCCAATGGAGATATCGAACAACGATTAGGTTCAGAGAAATTATTAAACACCAGACTTTTAAGCACTGATGGCACAAGTGTTAGACCAATCACCGGACATTATTTTTTTAGAAAGTTAGGGGCTTCAACTGGTCAACATGTAGTTGCGTGTGGAAATGCGCTACACGATCACAGGGAAACGTCGGCCACGGTTATCCTGTCAGGCTTAACCGATAACAGTAATACATTTTGGAGTTTCGTACAAATACAAGATCCTCGATCAGCGACGAACGATGTTGTTTTCGGGACTAACGGCGTAGATGCGCCGGTGCTTTTCGACGGTTCGGCCAGTGCGATTTATATATCGAGCGTGACAAGTGCGACACAGGTGCCGATAGGGAAATATATATTAAGTCACCAACGAAGAATTTATATTGCTAACATCGACGATGCGACCAATGCTGATAGCCCCGTTAAGGTTATGAGATCCGAGTTTGGTTCGGATGGTGCCCCTAACCCTCATCGTTTTACAGAGTCCTTTATAGTCGGTGGTAGTAGCCCAGAGGGTGAGATAATGGGACAGGCCCTCATAAGAGAGTCGATCTATTACTACACACAAAACTCTATTTATCGTTTTAATCCTGGTGTTGGTGACACCTCATCATTGGACAAGGTCGCTGAAAATCTAGGGCTATTGGCACCGAGGTCACTTGTTGCCGTTGGTGGAGGCCATATATTCTTAAGCCAAAGAGGCATCTATGTTTTCGATGGACAGGTTCCAAGACATGCCAGTGCTAAGATAGATGAGTTTCTATTTAATAATACCAACTCAACACAACTAAAATATGCCACAGCGATCTTTGATCATAAGAGAAATTTCTATATTTTATATGTTCCTGGTACTGGTAGCGATAGAAATAACATAGGAATAACTCTTGATATAAGAAATGAAACCCTAACATGGCAACCCCTAATCACAGGGAGAGAGGTTTCACATCTTAGTAATTACATCTCGGATAGTTTCACCAATCAATTATTATACGGTGATTATCAGGGGTATCTATATAAAGATAATCAAACCAATAATGATGGAATAGGCAGTAACGGATTTAATGAAACTGTCTCAAGTGCAACCCTTTCAAGTGTCACCGTAACGACCGCCAAGTTCACAACAACGAATGATGGTCTTAAAGGGAATATCGTTAAAATCTATGATGGTACAGGGGACGGCCAGGAAAGGGTTATACAAGAGAATAATAGCCACACACTCACCCTAGAGGCTGCATGGACAACTAAACCCGACTCAACATCAAAGATAACAATCGGTGGGATTGATGCCTATTGGAGATCCAAAGATTATTCATTCGAGGCCGAGGATATCACCAAGCTTTTTAAAGAAATAAATATTAGATGTAAGGAACAGGGTAAGATTAATCTTGATGTAAATTATATTATTAATTTTAATCTTTTAAGTCGATCAACTCTAAAACAGGTCGAAATGTTTAAGTCCGGTTTTGTTTGGGGCGATAGTGGTTCGGGTGTATGGGGTGAGAATAGATGGGGTGGCACTAAGATTATTAATAGACGTATGTTACTTAGACCCACGAGCAATCAATCTCTTTATGGCACACATATAGCGCTGAGATTTGCAAATTCTAGGGCCGATGAATCATTTAAGATCGCAGGTTTTGACATCGTTAAAAAAGATGTAGGGCGGAGGTAGATATGCCACACACAGCATGGCACAGTTTAGAGGATGAACAAGCCGAGCAACAACAACGAAAAGAAGAATTAGAGGAATTGCTTGGTTTAAGAGAAAGTGAAGCCGAAGCACGAGAGTCAAGGTTCAGAGAAGAAACCATTGAGGTAAGGCAGAGAAGAGAAGAGGCCTTGGGATCTGAATTAGAACGTAGACTCGAATCGTTTGGTTATCAAGCCGATGTTGCGAGAACCAGAACAGGTGAGCAACAAGCTGAAAGAGGGATGCTTAGGTCAACTGTCACTGGTAGGCGATTAGGTGATATAGCCTTAAAAGAGACGGCCACACGAGCTAAAGGACAATTTGAGTTAAAGCAAGAGGTCGAGAGGGGTCAAGAAGAGGAACGAAGATTATTCTCAAAGCGTGAGGATATTCAGGAGGCCGCAAAAACATCACGAATGTATGCAGAGCTAGACCAAAGTATATCTACCATCTCAAACCTTAACTCTACAATTCAAGAGATGAAGCTAAGAAAACAACTTACTGATCAACAGATAGCGGCTGGACAGACAAATGCAATTGTAGGTGCAGTAGGGACGGTTATCGCTGCGGCCGCTTATGCGGTAGCCTTTTTTTATACGGCCGGTGCCTCGGCTGGATGTTGTTTTATGTTTCTAGAGGCCCGTTATGGCAATGGCGTTTTAGATAGGGTTGTAAGACGTTATAGAGATGAGATGATGACCGATCAGAACCGTAGAGGGTATTATAAATTGAGTGAGGTATTGGTCCCTCTTATGAGAAAATATAAGCTTGTTAAATTTGCAGTTAGAGCATTCATGACTGATCCTCTCGTTAGTTATGGTAAATATTATTATGGTGAGGGCAAAATAGGAATTATCTTTAAACCTCTTCATAATTTTTGGATGGCAATGTTTAATTATCTAGGCAAAGACCACGCCTTTATAAGAGAAAATGGTGAGGTAGTGTGAGGTTAAAATGGCATTAGATACAAAAAAATTAAAGGAAAATCTAAGTACACAATTTGCTCAAGCAGGAGAGAGATTGCAGTCATCTAAAACTGCAATAGGTATAGACGATGCCCCTCAACACGAGCTATTTGGGTTTGCACCACGAGCTATCAAAATTAAAGGCAAGATGATTGCCGAGGCCGAGCTAGCTGATTTAGAAGAACAACATGGTTTCCTCGTTGAGGACTTTATTAGAGCATCCCAGATTGTCGATGCTCATGACCAAGCCAGAGCAAACATAGAGTTAAAGAAAGAATTCGTAAGGACAAGAGACTCAATCGTTAGGGCCGGTTTAGCATTAGATAAAGAATTGTCAGATGCTAAAATAAAGGCGGAGACACATAATCAAATCGTGAATTCATTAGCCGAGGTCGCTGCGGCTGGAGCTAAGGCCTGGACCATCCATAAACTATATGGGAAGCAACCTACGGCCCCAGAGGGACATACGGTTGGCGGTCCAGGAGCGCAAACACTGGATGATTATACAGCACGAACGGGGGCATTTCCTACGACAAGGATCGGTGGCCAAACGTATTTAGATTATATCCAAAGAAAGATGCACGAATAGAGGTGAACCATGGGCTTAGAAGGGCAACAAACGACACTAGCAGTAACTAAACTTATAGCAGGCCTAACCCAAGGTTATATTGAGGGTATGAAACTGGTACGAGAAGAACATTCAAGATTATCAAAATTAGAATTTTTAAAAGAAAGAGAGGCCCGTGCGGCTGCCGTAGAACAAGAACGGTTAAGTGTAGCACGAGAACGATTGACCGAGACAAAAAAAACCTCAGCATTGCAAAGAGAGAAACTTCGAGGGGACATCACGCTACAAGGATTAAGAGAAAAACAACTTCGTAAGTCTATGGCAACGACTGAGGACCCATGGACAGGTAATCTAAGCAAAGATTTAACGGCTAATTACACTTTATGGAAAGGCGCTCAAGATGGCTTTTCAGACGCCAACAAAACTTATCAGTCAGCGTCTGTCCAATGGAAATTGGCCCAAGGTAGCTACTCGCCTGATTCAACTCAATACAAAGATGCTAAGGCTAATTTTACTCAAGCTGAAAATGATTTACATCTTGCAAGAAGTCGATCGAATAGATTAATCGCTAGGCGCAACAGGCTTTTATCAATAGATGAAAATTTTAATAGATCAGATATGAGGGGTATGAACCGTGGAGTAGCTAGTTTGTTAGTTAAGTCAGGGATACCTAAAGAAGAGAGCATTGACATTGTTAATAATTGGAATGAGGGATTAAGACGAAAAGATCAAGGTGATCCTTCTTTAATTCAAAATATTATCGAACGTATATCAACAGACGAAAGAATAAAACCAGATATAAAACATACATTAGGCACTTGGATGAAAAGACATGCAGGTGAAAGAACTAATTATGTTGAGGCCAGGGCAACCGACATACCATTTATTAATGTTGAAGAGTCGGTGAGAGACTACACACCAGGGCGTGAGGAAGAGGTGTTTGAAGATCCTTTAAAAGAAAGGGCGGCTAAACGATTGGGTATTACTCCAGAAATGGAGGCAACTGACCCAGAGGCAGCAGAGGCGCTTAAACAAGAAGTCGCCACGATGGAAAGAGTCTATGGGCCTGTCCCAACATTAGGCATTCCAGAGCCTAAAGAACTACCTAGATTAAAAACAGAAACACCCTTAACAGAGGGCGAGCGTACAGAGATTAAAGAGAAAGTTAAAAAAGGTAGAAAGGAAAAGAAAAAGATCAAGCGTAGCGCATATTGGTCTAGGCATTGGTCAACAAAAACATTCGGAGCGGCTGGCACTCCACCTGCACATTGGTCCCTTAGAAAATAGGTATAATTATGGGATGGAAAGAAACACTTGATCAAATGATTGATGATAACAAGAAGTTATCAAAGGCCATAGAAACAACACCTGATGATGAGATGGCGCTACAATATAGGGCCGTTTATGGTAATGGTGCTAGGGCTTTTTCGCCAAGACTAGGTCGGTCACACACAGATCACGTTTTTGAATCTTTAAAAAAAACGGTTGATAATGGGTATAGATATAAACCTACCCTTGTTGAAGATCCTTTTGAAATTACTAAATTTGTTGATCCACTACAAAGAGATAGAGTCGGGGAAAAACAAATAACCTCACGAGCAGATATGCCAGATCATGGTCCCTACATGGTTGGTAAACTTAGAGAGGCAGTAGGAGACACAGCTTATAATGTTATTACTGCTTTAAGTGTAGATGAGCATCTTAGTGTTAAAGCTTTGATGGGTGATGAGGTTAAGTTTAAAGACCTTGGTGATTACACTTGGGATAACTATCTTATTCATAAAGGGGCTGACCCTGGAGGTATGACTACGGCCATGGGGATTGGCATGGCAGTGATGTTATCACCTCTTACATGGGTAACTCTAGGTGCAGGTAGTGGCCTCAAAATGTTATTGGGTGTGCCAGCTAAGGCAGGTGGAGTTGCTTTAAGACGTCGATCATCTAAAGCGCTGGGCGAGGTGGTTAAATCTTATTCAAATAAACACATCGATAAGTTAAAGCTTAAAGCATTCGAGAATAAAAGATTTGCTGAAATAGTAACGGGAAAGAAAAAGAAATTCGAATTAATGAAAAAGGCAAGGGGTAAAAAGAAGATGGCCCTTTCTGAACCTTTTAATCCTAAAGAGATTAGAAAACAAGCCCGTATAGATGCCGAGATGACTCTTGCAACATCTCCAAGTACTATCAAAAACTTTAAGATTAAGAACGAGGCTTTGCTAAGAGATAAGTGGCGTAAAGAAGGCGAAAGAGTTTTGCTTAATATGGCCAATACCGATCTTAAATTAAATAAAGCTATTATCAGAACACCTCAAAAATTTATAGATGATGTTGGTAAGATCCTTGATCAAAGAGGTGCAGGCAAATATTTTGATGTTAACTATGGTGAAAGTTTTAAGAACATCCCCGGTCGTGTCCTTTCTGGTGGTCCTCTTATACATCAAGCCGATGTTAGCTTTATGGGTAGAACAATTATTCCTGGTGAGTGGTTACTTCATTCAGCTAATAAATTTAAAATTCCTCAATTATTTAATTATATTTCAGAGATAAAACCAATCAAGTACACGACTGATGGTTTTCGTAAGATGTTCATTAAGGATTGGAATGTCCCGAAAGATTTAGTTTCGGCCATTAGAGAAAGTGACGATGTAGCAGGTTTATTAAGCAATCCAAAGATTAAACAAAAGTATACAGACTTTGAAATAAACTCATCTAAATTATTGGCACAAACATCTGAGTTATCATCTCAAGCCGAAAGATTTAAACGAAAGGCCTTAGATGAAGCCGACATCTTTTTTAAAGGATTAACAGACGAGCAACGTAGAAATTTTAGTGACACAGCTATCTGGGCCTCTACACTTACCAAGAAACAACTTATTCAAGCAAGGCGTAGGGTTATCAAGAAAGGCTTTACTATTAAAGAGCAGGTGGTAGCCGGTGAGAAAAAGATCAAGCGTTATAAGATGGAGGACTTTAAGGATCCACAGGTTCAAGATAGATTAGACGCATGGTTCGGCCAAGGGAAATATGAAGGTAAGGGGATGGCCGATGAGTTATGGGAACAATCTATCAACTGGGGAATCATACCACCGAAGACAGGACGTAAACCAAATTGGTACCCAGGTGTTGCGAGAAGGGCATCTATTCAAAGGCTTAAGTTTAATGAACCACTAAAGCCTGCGGAGAGAGAATTCTTAAGAGAAAGGATAGGCCTTGACGTTGATATTTACACCCACGATCCTGTCCATGCTCTTAGTTATAGACAAACACAAATCTGGATTGCAAATGCTCAAGACAAAATGTACGAGGAAATTGTTAAGGGTAAATTTGGTAAAGTCTTTTCTAAAAAAGATGTAGATGTTATCTATGGTTCGGCCGAGGCAGCGGCTAAGGCTGGCATTGTAGAGATTAAAAGACCAAAGGCCTATGCTCTCAATAAATCAATCACACCAACATTAGACGAGCAAGCGGAGATGGTGGCCAAACCTTCATTTTATGGTCGAGAAGATTTTGCTAATGTTTGGAATGAAAACTATACATCTAGTTTTTGGGTAGGTGAGGGTAAATATTCTAATATCATGTACGATCTTATAGATAAGTACACTGGCATTTGGAAACTAAATGTCACAGCAACGGCCCCTGCTTATCACTTCATGAATTTCAATAGCAACATTGTCCTTAATGCAATGAAAATAGGACATCATATATTCGACACAAAGGCACATATGGCAGGTGTCTATTCGGCTTTAGATGAATCAAAAACACTCAAATGGCTTGCTGAAAGTAAGTTATCACAGAAGAGTGAGACTGTTAAAACAATGGTCCAAAATGGTATGAAGGCCGCACGAGGTAAGCTTGATGAGGAGATAGAATTATACGGTGGCCAGAAAATGAAACTAAAGGCCCTTGTCGATGAGGCTGCAGAGAATAATGTTATTCACAGGGACATGTTAGCATTTGATATTGGCGGCGAGTCATTACCTATGGGCGCTAGATTTACATGGGGTGAAAGGCTTATGCAGATGAATCCTGCTAGCCATCAATTTGCACCATATCAAATTGGGCGAAAATTCGCATCTACGATTGAAAATCAAATGCGATTGCAGAACTATATCGTTAACCGATCAAAAGGTTTAAGTCCTCCAATGGCAGCATTAGAGACTGCAGAAACATTATATGACTACGGTAATCTAACTAAATTCGAAAGGTCGGCCAACCTATTCGTTCCTTTCTATACGTTTTCTAGAAGAAACATTGCCAACTATATGAAGATGTCTGTAACCAAACCAGGCCTTGTGACAAGTCAGTTAAAGTTTTGGGAAACAATGCTACCGAGTGGCGACGAATTAAGAGAACGTTATCCCTCATGGGTAGGTAAGCGTGTTACTGCTAAATGGGGTGATAAATTAACGATGGGTTTCCAATTACCCATTGAGGATATTCTTAACTTTGTGCCCACCGAGGATAGTAGGGTTCTTAATAGAATAAACCCTGTCATTAAAATCGCTGTGGAACAAGGTATAGGTAGGGATCTTTGGTCGGGTAGAGAGCTAGATAAAGTTGTAAGCGGTGATGAGTTTGGTTTTGTTTATAAGCTAGCTAAATCGGATTTACCGGATTGGATAACCGCGTCGGCAAAACAAATTGTTAAGCTTGTCGGTGTTGAGCAAGTTATCGATCGACAGGGTAGAAAGAGATATGAGATTGATCCAGACATGAGACATCTACTAGCTAACTTTTGGACTGCCAGATATGCATCGTATGCACAATATGCCACCAAGAATCTTGATGAAGAGAATAGGGGCGCTCTTAAAGTTGCTCTTAGATATCTTACAGGCCTCTACACGGTCGAACCAAATCCAGGCTTAAAGTTGGCCATAGAAAAAAGTAAAGCGAGAAATAAGGCACGTTATGCGATGTTTGAGACTAAGATGCTTAAGCATGCCGAGCAAGGTCCATGGGGATGGTATGTTAGATCAACTAAGGGCAAAGCTGTGGAGAGCCTGGCATCAAGTTTACTTGAATCTTTTAGGTATGGGTTTGATGTTAAGTCTACACGAAGGATTTACGAGGACATTGAGAAAACAGTTAACCAGTTAGAAGATGAAAGAGTGAGGGTGCAGGTTGAGCCATAGAAATAAGATCAAGATAAACAGTTATGATCCTACGACTATTCAACCATTGAATAATAGTCTTGATACTTTATATAGGACTCGGCTTGAAAGTCTTCATAAGTTTAGAGAAAGTGGAATTGGTAG